AGGTAACCAATCAGGTCTATCCTGTTGTGTTTGTTCTTCTGGTACTGCCTCAACAGCTTCCTCTGATTCAGGGTCAATCTCCTGTGGTGCTTTCTCATTTATCTCTACTCGGTGTAATTCAGCCATATCTCTCTTTACTCTTCTTGTGTTTGTTGTTGTTGACTAGCCATGTACTGCTCCTGTGCAGCATTGATAGCAGGTGCTACAGCAGGTTGACCCAACTTCATCATCATCTCTTGTTGTTGTGCCATCTGCATAGCTTGTTGAATTTCTTCTTCTGTCTTGATTAATCCTTCAGTCTCGATGCCTAATGCTGTGGCTCTTCTTTTGAAGTAGTCAGATACATTAACATACTCTGCAACTGCTTGTGGACCAACGATTTGATTAGCACCTGCAAGGAATAGATCAAGTTTTTGTAAGTCATTACCTCGTCCTAGTGCTTCAACACCAGTAACAATAGTAGGTTTAACAATGTCTTTAGGTAGCTTAGGTAATCTTTTCTCCTTGGACATCCTAGCCATTAACCTAGTAACCACAGGCATTTGAAACTCCTGAGACAGTAACGAATAAAGACCACCCAATGCAGCTTCCAACTCTTGAGATAACATTCTTATCTCCTCTGCTGTTACTCGTTCTGCATCTCTGACTACACCGCTGTTCAATAGGAATGCCTGTGACAATCTATCACTGATTCCATTCATTACTGACTGTGCAGTCCTGAAGTCATTGAACTTGTTAAGTTGTAATACAGATACATCTCCTTCTGACCCTTGTACAATAGCACCGTTAGGAGATTCAGATAATGTCTTAGCCCTGGTAGTACCGTTAGGATTGACCATGAACAATACCTTGGCTGCTGCTGCACTACCCTCTACGATAGCTTTAGTCAGAGCTTCCAAAGACTTAAGGTCTCCAATGTACTCCTCTACAAATCCTCTGCCGTAGTCCTCACCATCTATCCTGGTATATCTGAGTGGTAGGAATGGAGTCTTTTCTATTGGGTATCTACCCCTTGACTCTTCAATGACTAATCCCTTTACATCTTGTTGTACTACAAATTCATTACCTTCTCTAACTACAGAAGTATATAGATCACAAGTATTTTCTTTCTCTTGACGATAGACTTCTTCTCGTACAGATTCAGGTAACATCATAGGAGCAACAGTTTCCTTGATAGCTATGTGTGTTACATTACCCATTGGGTCTCTTTTAACTACATAACGATCCAGTCTGAATACTCTCATACCACCATCATCAGGTAAGTATAACAATGTATTTCCTGTTACTAATAAATTCTTTAAAGCTTCAAACACTCCTACTCTAAATGCTTCTACTTCTACTTCTTGAGATACACTTCGTTCTACATCTGATAATGCTTTCTCTAAGTCAGATCGTAGTTGCTCTGCTCCCTCTGATCCTAGTTCCTGCTTTGCTTTATCTAATTCGTACCTGTCTATAACAAGACGAAAGAATGGTGCGTTAGGTGGTAACAGTGCTAACAATAACTTAGAAGCCAAGTTGTTAACTCCTCTAGCTCCTACTCCTTGATATGGTGTGTAATACTTAGTAGCGTAGTTATGACCATCAGGTGGCATAATGTAAGGAATAGTCAACTCAGATGAGGTTCTACCTCGATCCAAGAAAGACCACCTTTGGTTCTCTAAGCTATGATATAGCCCTTGAGCTGTTTCGTGCATCTTAGATAGGTTCGTCAGAAGTCCAAGTAGGATCAAATTCTACCATCTCGCTAACATTGAATTTATCTACTGTGATGAAGCTACCTTGTGTGGTGACAGGAAAAATATACTTACCGAAATCGTTGTGACTTAAATTGCCAACTTGTTGAATTTCAGCGTACCTTTCGTTTCCGTTGTTGTCAGGCAAGCCAAAGAAAGTATTCATTGCATCGTTACTCGCATTCCATGCCTCGTCTGTATCGTATAAAATATATTTCATAATAGTATTAAATTAGCTTGGTACATCATTTGAATAGGTTGGTTTTTGTGTAGCAACGCTATTAGTGGCTGTATATCCACCGACTAAAGAAGTAACTGTACCTACTGAGTCAGTATTACTAGGTGTACCACCTGAACTATTTGTATCACTTGATCCGTCACCCATTCTAAAGTAAGCACTTGGGGAAAGGTTTAATCCCTGTGTCCCAACATCGTTTGGTACTCCTGAGTTATAAATATTTGAAACATCTGACCCTGAAAGTTCACTCTCAAAAATAGCTAGTTCATCCATTTTACCTGTAAAAAAGTAGGCGTTCAATAAACTTCCAATCGTGTAAGGGTAACCTGAATCAAACCCCGCAGCACTTAAAGCTGTACTTGCGGTTATTGAACCGAATGGAGAACCCTGTGTATTCGATGGATTACTTGAATTAATAGCGGCATCTCCTCCATCTTTGTAAAGTTTAATGGAAGTTCCGTTTATGGTATAAGCCAAGTGATGCCACTCACCGTCCAATATATCTAAAGCAGCATTTGTTCCTCCTAGTCCTGCTGGTGCGTGTCCTGTACTATAATTTTTCCATCCTATAAGAAAACCATTCCCAACCGTACTAGATGTAATCATTGATGGTCCTTTGAAACCTACGGAATTATTTCCACTAGTAATACCAAGTGCCATACTTGTACCTGATGATGCCTTGATCCAAAAACTTACACTAAAGGTGCTAGTCGATGCATTGTAAGTAGTCTCTAAGTCATCCCCTCCATCAAAACTAAGCGACAGCGTGTTACTAAAAGCAGTCGTTTCATCGTAGTTATAGACATACCAATTAGAACCATCGTAGATGATGTAGTTATTCGTATCAGTTTCAAAGTAAGCATCCCCTGCCGAGGGACTACCTGGACGAGTGGATGAAGTTGTTGTTGGAATTGTAGTTGGCATAGCTATTAAATTTCGTCACTTGACCACTCATCCGTTGCTAGGATCGCTAGAATTTCTGAGTGGGTATATTCTTGTTTTCCGCTAAGGAAGGATGGTTGTGATCCCTCGTACTTAACAAAAGTTTTAGAGCCGTCCAATGAATAGCGAAGTGAGCTTGGTCCGGCTTCCCTTACCTCATCGAAGTTCACAGTATTAACTTCCGAACTATTTATAATAACAAAGTTTTTCATTATGATGGGGTTGAGGAATTAAACTCTGGAGCACCAGTGATCGTATTGCCGTCATTAGTCCCTGGATTTGCTGCGTTCTCTACATTAGTAATAACATTTCCGTTAGCTACTCCGCCACTGCCTGTATCAGAAGCGTGTTCACCAAAAGTCCACCAATGTGTAAGATCATCTTTAGAATTATAGTCGCCAGTATTTTCTAATAAATTAATAGCTGCTCCACTATTATATATATCTGCTATATTATTTGCATCTAAAGCTGAACTCCAAATAGCAGGTTCATCTAACAACCCAAACCATTTATTACCGGCATCGTAGTAAGAACCGATTTTAAAATTTGAACCGCAAGATGATGTAGGGTTGTTAACTGTAGCCGTGCTTATAGACGAACCATTCAAGTAAAGCGTAGCAGATGTTCCGGAATGGGCTACAGCCACATGATACCAAGTACCTTGGCTCATTTCGGGTACAGTAAAGTCATCGAAACCACCTCCCATTCCGTACCTGATTGTGGTAGAAGTAGGAGTAGCCATCCACATACGATTAGTGGCCGATGTACCTCCCGAAAGAAGGATAAGACTAGCAGCGTAAGATGTACTTGAGTCTAAATTAAACCATGTGCTTATAGTAAAAGATGTTTGTCCGCTTAATGTGGTCACACCCCCGCATCCAACAGCGTCATTAGTGCCGTCAAAAAATCCACTAAAGTTATTTGTTTTCGTACCTACAACGAATACTCCATCACTATTATAAGTTTGATAGTTCGTGCCATCCGAAACCTCGATAGCGTTGGTGTCCGAGCGGAATATACAAAGACCTGTGTTGCTTGCTGCTGGTGCTGCTGAATCTCTAGCGGCTGCTGATGCGTAACTTGTTAATGTACTCATGGTGTTGTTAATTAATTCTGATTGTATGTTGCCCATCTAACGCCAGTCCACACATACAACTTATCGGTGTCTTTTGCGTGTACGATGGTGTAGTCGTCTGCTCCTGTGTCGGTGATAAAGTCAGACTCATTGTCGAATACTTCGATAATTGGAAAGGTTAAGGTGTCGTTGAAGTTTGTGTCGTTTTTATAAATGTACCAAGCACTACCATCGTAGATGTAGTAGTCATGTGTATCTGTGGCATAAGCGATATTAACTTCACCACTCGGATTGGTAGGTGTGCTTGCTAAGATGTTTGCTTCGGTGTCTCTAGTTGTAACATTAAACAGAGTTACTGCATTTAAGAATGTTCCGCTAATATCAGCAGTTGTGAATCCACTAGAAGCCAAAGTAATTCCTGTGACTCCAGCATTCGTTGTAGCTGGGTTAGTCAGAGTAAATGTAATAACAGTATCTGAACCTGTTGGTACGCTTTGACCGCCAGCAACTGTAAGAACTAATGTACCACTTGACTGAGTCCATGA